TGATGTATTAAGAAGAGAAGCACAACAGGAAAAAGAGATGTTAGTCAAAGAACTACAAGAAACATTGACTAAAGCTGGGTATCATGAGCAAATGAAACTACAAGCAGAGTCCGCCGAAGCCCAAAATAAAATTTTAGATAGAGTTCCCCTCGCAATATATGTAAAGTAATATGGCAAAATTCGTAGGCAACCGTGATTTTGAATTTTTTCAACACGTTAACCGTGAATTAAGTGCAGAAATTGTAGATACTCCTGTAATTTTGTATAAATTAAACTTGGCGTATGCAAATACAAACATCTATGGTGAATCTGTCGAAAAAATAGCGTATGATGGTGTAGAGTTGACCGCATTTATCGACTATAAAGGAAACGAAGTCATTACTGACTCTGGATTTGGTATAGATGCTACTCAAGAAGCCGAATTTAGGTTTGTGCGTAGGATTTTACAAGAAAGACACGTATATCCAGAGATCGGAGACGTTATTGGATACAATGATGCGTTTTATGAGATTGATAACGTACAAGAAGTACAACTTATCGCTGGTAGAATCGGTTATAATCAGTCAATCATATGTTCTACACATCTAACGAGACGTAGTAACATTCAAATTGAATCTAGGCAAGTATGAGTAAGGTAACTGATCTAATAAAGAACGCACAGATAGATGACCAACATCAAAACCGTGGGTTTGATACAAAAACTGAAGAAACAAATGAAATTTCGGTTGGACTTATTGATATTGATACCACCATCATTCAGTATATGGAACAGGTTATCAAACCACACGTTGTTCAGGACGGAGATAAGATAGAAGTTCCAATCATGTATGGAAATCCTGAACGCTGGAAGAACATACGAAAGGATGGGGTCATTAGAGATGTTAAGGGCAAACTACAAATACCATTATTGGTAGTAACTAGAAGTTCATTGGTCAAGAATAAGATGAATAACCCCGTTAAAAAATACCAAGAGTTAGATTTTTATTCTACCCAGTGGAATCCAAGAAACAAATATGATAGGTTTGCTGTACTGAATGACATTCAAGAAAGTAATAAATACGTATCGGTCATGTACCCAGATTATTATGATCTAACATATCAGTGTGTAATTTGGACGGAATATATGGCTCAAATGAATCACTTAATTGAACAAATTTCTTTTGAAGGCGAAAGCTATTGGGGCGAAAAAGATAAATATAAATTTAAAACGTCCATACGAGAATATAAAAACACGGTTGAGTTGCCCGAACGTAAAGATAGACTAGTTCGGTCAGAATTTGACATGACAGTTAAAGCATATCTACTACCAGAAAATACAGTCGATAAATATGGAAAACCAATAAATATGAATCAGACACGATTTACAACAAGAAAATTGATCATCAAAGAAAAATTCATTGAATAGAATTTGTTTTGGGAATCTTTGAGTATATTTATAATACAAAGGATGGTTAGGTTATGACAAAAATTAGTGATGAAGAATTACAACAAGTAAAACAGAATCGTGAAAGGGTTTTACAAAACTCACAAAATTTAAGTGAGTTGGTGCTTTCACAGACCCTTTTAGAAAAACAAATACAAGAAGCAAAAAACGTTTTTCTAGAATCAGTTGAAAGAGAATCAAATAACTTAGAAAGTTTAAATAAAAAATATGGTGAAGGGTTACTTGATATTGATACAGGTGAAATAAAAACTACCTAACGGAGAATAGAGTATGGCAGAGCGTGTGGTTAGCCCAGGCGTATTTACCCGTGAGAGAGATCAATCTTTCTTAGCTCAGGGTGTGGCCGACATCGGAGGAGCATTTGTTGGGGTCGCCCAAAAGGGTCCAGCATTCGTTCCGGTGATTGTTGATGGTCAACAAGAGTTTGAGAATAGATTTGGAATTGCGGACGAATACAGCTACTTAGGATATACAGTCCAGAATTATTTACAAGAAGCAAGTTCAGCAACAGTTGTTCGTGTTCTTGGATTAGATGGATACAGCGGTTCAACATTTCAATCAGCTAAGTTGATTGCTAGTGGATCTGGGGGTGAAAGAATCGCCGCCATTTTCCACCCAACTGTTGACGGCGTAAGTATTGTCTCTTCTTCTGTTAGTGGAACGGATACATTAGCTATCGTATTGAGTGGTTCTAATGGAACGGCTTCATTTAGTTCTGTGTCTCCAAGTGGATCTAGTAGTGATAACATACTTAGTAGTATAGGTTCTGCCGTTAATGGTTCGAATCCGGGCTATACGTACACATACTTCCCATCTGCTATTGACCCCGACCTTGGTGGTGTCTCAGCGGCTGAATTCAGACTAGAAACTAGTTCTGTGGCCATTGACTTTACATCAAGAGAATATTCAAACGCATCTACCCCTTGGATCAGATCACAAACAATCGGTGGTGCTAAATACGACCTATTCAAAGTTCATACTCTCGCTGATGGGTCAAACAGTAACCGTGATGTTAAGATTTCAATTCAGGGCATTAAGTACAGAACTGTCGAAGGACAATATGGAACATTTTCACTATTGGTCAGAAGAGCATCTGATACGGATACTAAATCAGAAATTCTTGAACAATATGATAATCTAACATTAGACCCAAATAGTTCAGACTATATTGGTAGAAGAATCGGTAACAGTGTTTCAACATACGACTCCGTTTCTGAAGAATCCCTATACATTGGTGATTTCTCAAATAGAAGTCAGTTTGTTAGGGTTGAATTGAGTGAAGATGTTTCATCTGGAACGGTTCCAGAAACAACATTACCTTATGGATTCTCTGCACTCACCGCACCGGTTAAAATTGAAGGCAACGAAGCCGTGGTTAGAGCACAAGTTGTAACTACAGCTTGGACATCTGCGTCGGTTGTTAGTGGATACAAAACCGCTGCTGTTAGAGATGCCAGAAAGTTCTACGGGTTTGATTACACAGAAACAAATTATACAAATCAAAGTTTCTTGAGTCCACTTCCAGTAGGTGCTGCTACGGTAGGATATGTAGCAACTTCTGGATCAAACACAAATTCTACAGAGTTCTCACTAGAGGACGTTGCTGTACAGGAAGTCGCAGGAGTTAACCTAGATATTACAAACAGTGCTCATATTACATATCGTAAATTTACTGTTCCATTACAGGGTGGATTTGATGGATTTGAACCTAATAGGGATAGAAAAATGGGTGCTGACATTGTATCATCAAACACTCAAGGATTTGATATTAGTGATTCACAGGCAGAAGGTGCTCGGGCATTCAAAAAGGCTCTTGATTCAATTAAAAACCCAGAAGCATACGATATCAATCTATTAGTTATTCCTGGCGTAAACCACGAACAACACCCATACATTACCCAGTATGCTATCGACATCTGTGAAGACAGACAAGATACATTCTTTATCATGGACTTAGCAAGTTACGGTGCTTCAATCGCAGATGCTACAGCGACTGCCGCACTACTTGACACAAGTTACGCTGCTGGTTGGTATCCTTGGGTAAGAGTTCTAAACACCAATACAAACAAGTTTATCTGGGCACCACCCTCAGCCGTTCTCCCAGAAACCTTCGCTTATAATGATAATGTTTCTGCTGAATGGTTCGCTCCTGCTGGACTAAACAGAGGTGGAATCGCAGGTGCACAGGGTGTTAAGACAAGACTTAACAGAACAAACCGTGATGAACTGTACGAGAACAAGGTTAACCCCATCGCTCAGTTCCCCGGTCAAGGTATTGTTGCCTTTGGTCAGAAGACATTACAGACAAGATCAAGTGCTCTAGATAGAATTAACGTTCGCCGTCTCTTGATAGCACTTAAGAAGTACATTGCATCGAGTTCAAGATACCTACTATTTGAACAAAACACAGAAGCTACACGTAACAGGTTCTTAAACCTAGTCAATCCGTACTTATCTAGTGTACAGGAAAGACAAGGATTATTCGCCTTCCGTGTGGTCATGGATGAAAGTAATAACACCCCAGATGTCATTGATAGAAACCAACTAGTTGGTCAGATTTATTTACAACCAACTAGAACGGCTGAGTTTATTGTTCTTGACTTCAATATCTTACCAACCGGAGCAACGTTCCCTGAACAGTAAGATAAATTAAAGGTTATGTAAATTAGGAATACGTGATATTTATATAAAAGATATACTTTTTGGAGACAAAATATGGCCAATTTGGTAGAAGAACAAGAGCTATTCTTTAAGGCGTTTGAGCCGAAGATGGCAAATAGATTTATTATGGAAGTAGATGGTCTTCCATCATATGTCGTCAAGGGTGTAACTAGACCAACATTAACACAAGAAGCAAAAGCAATAAACCATATTAATGTTCAGAGATATGTAAAGGGCCGTTCGGTGTGGGGAGCTGTGTCATTAACATTACACGATCCAATCGTACCATCAGCTGCTCAGTCTGTTATGGAATGGGTCCGACTTCACCACGAATCAGTAACGGGTCGTGATGGATACACAGATTTTTATAAAAAAGATTTAACGATTAATGTTCTTGGACCAGTTGGAGATAAAGTAGAACAGTGGATTCTTAAAGGAACTCAAATTCAAGAAGCTAATTTTGGTGAAATGTCTTGGGACAATGATGATCCAGTAAATATCTCACTAACAATCCAACCAGATTATTGTATTCTTAACTACTAGTAGACAAAAAATACAAATTGCTCTAACTGAGCTGCCTCCTCGAAATTATCTTCGGGGAGGTTTTTTGTTATGGAGAAAACTACTTATAGTAGGACATTTTATATGGACATAATTTATGAGCAGAGCAACTCAACTAACGGTTGGACAGGGTGAATCTTTTAAATTAGCGATAACAATCACAGACGAAGCAAACAATCCAGTAGATTTAACTAGTGTGTCGTTTACTGGGTCGGTCAAAGAAACATATTCTTCCGAAGACGTTAGTGCTAATTTTACGTTTGACATTATACCTCCCGCAGCTTCTGGTTCAGTAGATATAACTTTGCCAGCAACCACAACGTCTACTCTTACCGCACAAGATTATGTGTATGATGTAATTAGAACAGACGGCACAGATGTTAGAAGGTTATTAGAAGGAAAATTGATTGTAAGGCCGGGCGTAACCTTAACTAGCTGAGACGATAAATGGCATCTGGAAGTTTAACAGTTTTAATAACTCCACAATCAAACTATATAGTTAGTCCATCACGTAATACGGGATCTCCAGTTGTAATAAATCCACAGCCAAATTACGTGGTTAGTACAGACCGTACTGTAGTTTCACAAGTCCAGCCAGCATCTAGGTATGTTGATAGTGCTAGGGTTGCTGTCTCTGCATCATATGCTACTAACTCCGATATTTCTATATCATCTTCGTTTGCTGAGGTTTCTAATACTTCATCATACGCAGATAATTTTAAGGTTGATGGTGCAGTAACCGCAAGTACCTTTAAGGGTGATGGATCACTACTGACCGGAATTGTTGCTCAAGGTGTTGGTATCTTGATTGACGAAGACAGCATAGTTCAGGGAGTTGCTGAACGTTTAGATTTTCAAGATGGTTTAGATGTAACTGTATTTGGTGGTACTGGATCAATTTCACTTAATAGAACTGGTTCATTTAGTGGATCTTTCTCTGGCGACGGGTCAGGTATGACCAATGTAGCTAGTGCTTTATATGCTGTTAGTTCATCACATCTTAGTGGTGGAAACGCAGAAAATATTGGTTACGTAGATTTTGATACAACGTATGTTCCGGGCACACACACAACCGGAAGATTTTATTGGGATGATGCTAATAAAACTGTTGCGTTAGATATGTTCGGTTCTGATGTAAGATTGCAGCTTGGCCAAGAACAACACTTGTATGTTAGAAATGTTTCCGGCGTAACAATCAACAACGGCGATGCTGTACGAATAACTGGTGCTTCTGGAAATAACATTACTGTAGAAAAAGCTCTTTCTACAATTGGTCGAATACTAAATCAAAATAATGGTGAGGTTATCGGTGTTGCTACGGAAAACATTGATAATAATAGTAATGGATATGTAACAACGTATGGAACTGTAAATAATATTGATACTTCCACACTTGTAGAAGGAAGTGAAGTTTACGTATCCAGTTTAGTCTCAGGTGCCATCGTTGGAGAACAGCCACCAGCTCCGTATGAGGAAATACAAATCGGTGTTGTTGAAAAATCTCACCCGACTATCGGAAAACTTTTTGTTAGACCACAGAGAGGAGTACATTTTTCAGAGATCGCCACGGTTACCGGATCTAACATTCCTGTTGGCAATTCATACCTAGAATATGACAGTGTTACTGGCATTACTAGTTTTGTTGATACAGTACAAAG